CAGTTGCCATTTGTGCTGCAATAATTGGATAGTTCTGATATGTTAACAGTGCATCAAGTCCACGAACTGCTAGTGTGCAGGCCTTTTCCATGTCTTCTGGTGACTTAAACACACCCCAATTGATTGCGCTCAGTGTACATAGTGCAATTTCACCATTTGGATCATTCACATCATTCAATGGCTTAGTCGGTAGATCAATTTCACAACATAGGTTGCTTTGTTTAATTGGAGCAACTTCAGTTTTAAAACTGCTATGACTGTTTGCATGATCTACGTTTTGTAGATAGATACGTCCTGTGTCTTTGCGCTCTTGCATAAAGGCACCAAATAGTTCTTGTGCGTTTATTGTTTTCTTGCGTAGACGTGTGTTGCGCTCTGCTGTTTCGTACAAGCGTTTGAACTCGTCTTGATCAGCAAAGAAAGCATCATACAATCCTGGTACATCATGCGGTGAGAACAGTGTGATGTTGCCGCCTGTCATAAGACGCTCATACATCAGTTTGTTAAACTGCACGCCGTAATCCATATGACGCACACGATTATCTTCAGTGCCTTTGTTATTCTTCAGCACCAAGAGATCTTCAACCTCTAGATGCCATACTGGATAGTACAGTGTTGCGGCCCCGTTTCGCACACCGCCTTGGCTACATGAACGTGTTGCTGCTTGGAACATTTTGAAGAAAGGAATAACACCTGTGTGATATGCATCACCATTTCTAATAGGAGAGCCCAATGCTCTGATACGTCCGCCGTTGATGCCAATGCCAGCCTTTTGTGACACATACTTTACAATCGAACTTGATGTAGCATTGATTGAATCAAGACTGTCGTCAGTTTCAATAAGCACACAACTGCTAAACTGGCGCTGTGGCGTGCGCACACCTGCCATCACAGGGGTTGGAAGACTTACTTGGTGTGTACTGATGACATCATAGTAATCTTTGACATATTGCAGTCTTGTTTCGCGCGGGTAGTCTTGGAACAGTGTAGCAGCAATCAGCATGTAGGTCATTTGTGGTGTTTCGTACAACTGCTTGGTGACACGATTTTGAACAAGATACTTGCCGCGGAACTGTTCCATTGCAGCATAAGTTAAATCTTCATCACGATCATGTTTAATCCAATTATTGATTGTATTCCATTCTGTTTCAGTGTACTCACTGAGCAGTTCTGCATCGTAGAAGCCGGCTTCTACGTTGTGCTTAACTAGGTCATATACATGCCATGGCCCAAAGTCACCGTAAACCATTTTACGAATATGATATGATATCAAACGTCCAGCAACATACTGGTAATTAGGAGTTTCTTCGGAAATTAAATCAGCAGCACTTTTAATAAGTGTTTCCTGGATGTCACTGGTACTGATACCCTGGTAAAATTGAATATGGCTTTTGATTTCCACTTGACTAGCACTAACGCCTGATATACCTTGTGTGGCCCAAAAAACTACCTTGTGCAGTTTTTCAATGTCTAGCGGCTCTTTGCTACCATCGCGTTTAGTTACTAGTATTTCCATGATGTGTATCCCTATCGAATTTTGTTTTTGAACATGGCAGAATCCATGCTACGAGCAATTTTTAAACTGTTTGTTGAATTGATATTTAACACTTGGCCAACATCCCAATTCAATATATATTTCCCTTGGTTCAACGAAACTATATACTGGTTTTCTTGTGTTTCTTCAATACACAAGCTATTGATATCTGGACGATCCAGCATTAGTATAGTATAACTGATACCGAGACATTTTGCAAGATCACAATAGTTGTCTTCGGCAATTAAATCCCAAGGATCGGGCCAATCTTCTACCAAATCCCAATGCAAATAGTGCAACAACAATGGTGCATGTTGCCACCAAGAGTGTATTATGTTTATCACTGTATCGAGGTCAGGTTCAGATTTACATTGGTTTCGTAAATCAGCCCAGGCGATAAGTCTAGTCTGTGAATGGCTTTGCCACATGTGAGTTTAGATGCCTAAATGTTCGAGTGAATATTTAAATGTGCCTGCGGCAGTTGATGTATATTGTACGCTTATGGTGCTTCCGCTTTGTACAACGCTGAGCACAATTGCGCTTGGGTTGTCTTCGCTATAGTCATCGACATATGCCAGTGTACCTGCACTGTCGTCGCTGTCTTGTGCAACCACTCTCAGTGTTCCAAAACGTATGATGTTTGTAACTGGATCTTTAAATTGGTAGATACAGTTAAATCCTGTTGCACTTGCTGTATTCACAGTAAAGATTGTTGTTGCTGAACCTTGCACAGTCAAACTTGCACTTACTCCAGCAAGTCTGTGATATGTGCCAAACTCAATCTCTTCACCATTGATCAGTGCATAGCATGCCTTGTTATTGAGATCAATGCGCGGCTGGACTAGATTGTCAGCATCACTGCGTTCAAACATGTCACCAATGCTAACATTGTTATCGCCTGATATATCAATTATGGCTGCGGCTGCATTACCTGCGCCCAAGAAGTCGTTTGCTACGTTTAAGAAAATGTTGTATGCACTAACATTGTATGCCACTGCACCAATGATAATACCTTGCTTGGCAACTGCGTCAAACAGGTTCTGTACAATACGAACACCTTCTGGACCGCCATTAACTGGTGTTCCATCGCCAAGCAGAATAGCCTGATACAGTGTGTTAAACTGTGAGTTTTGTACTGTTACACCTTGAATATTTTCGTCGGTGTTAATACCATAAGTTAGTTGACTGAACTTACAATTGTTAAATTCAATCTGTTTAGTTGTATAAGCAACTGTGCTGTCAAATCGCACACCAGCAAGATCAGCGCCTGCACTGGTAAGACTGCTTTGCAGTAGAGGACCTTCAAAGTTTACATTGTTAAACGAAACTTGTTCTGCACGATCAACTAGCACAAGATCAATATCTTCAACTGACGTAAAGGTCATGCCTGAGATTACAATTGCTTGTGGTGGTGTTGCACTATTGGTTCCAATGTTTACACCAGTTTGTTGTAGACTGTCAGCAGTACGCATCACATACGCACCAAACGAGCTGTCGCTAGCAACATCCATTTCAATGATTGCACTGTTAGGGCCATCGCCCCATAGCTGTGCAAATGGAGGAACAGCAATTGACTGTGTTACTCTGTATGTGCCTGCTGGAAAATAAAGACTGCGTCTAATGGTTGTGTTTGTTTGACGGCAAAACAATTGGAACAATGCTCTGTTAATAGCATCAGTGTCATCAGTGACGCCATCTCCTGTTGCACCAAAGTCTAGTACACTGGCGAAGTTGTCCAGTTTTGCTTGTAGTGTTTGTGTTACTGGTGAACCTGATGTAGCTCCAGTTTGCACTGTGTATCCAGCATGCTCGCCTTTATAAGTATAGCTAGTCGCAAGGCTCAAGATATCGCTGTACTGTGTTAGTACTTCTGTGTTACCTACTGCTGGTGCGCCATCTGCGAGCGTACCGTTACCAATGTAAAGTTTACGCTGATCGATTACCCAGCCGAACTCTGCGCCTGCAAGCTGAGGTAGGTTCTCACTGAGGCCTTTACGGTTGGTAATACGGGATACTTGAACTATTGCCATCTTTTATCTAAACTCCGGAATCTAAGTGTATTTAGCTATCAAGATACTATAGTTCAAGGTTATTTGCAACAAAGTCATATAGTATTTTGTGCCCTTCTCTGTTAGGATGTTTGCCATCTGGATAAAAATATTCTGGATTGTTTTGCCACACATCTCGACGGGCTATTCCGTTAGCAACATCATCTAACACACTATTCATCTCTTGAACTGATGCTTGTTTTTTAATAAGTGCAATATCCGTTTTGTTGGTGCTGTCAAAACATGAATGAACCGGAGTATCTGTCTGGTGAGTATTGTTTATAATAAGATTTGTAACACTTTGACAAAGTATCGAGACACCAGGATATTCTTCACTGAATTTACTCATCCACATTGTGTCTGATACGCCGCCTATCACACACACAGGGACCTGATACTTTTGGCTGATTTCTGAGAGTCTGGAATAATATCTACTCATGTTTATATTTTGTGCTGCAATAAATCTATCAGAATCGTCAATATCCATAAACTGATCATACACTGGAGTATTGTGCGGCAGTGATGTAAATTCTTCAGATATCCATTCTGCATTTTCTATACTGCCATCTCTGGTCCATTCAGTTTGGAATACAATAATGGCTGATGGTGTTAGATGTTGGTTGGCTTCCATGAAATGTTTAAGGCGCTGGCAAATCATTCTATTGCTTACGCCGCCTTCTGATAGATTGACTACATCCACACCATTTTCTACAAAATATTGTGCAAGCCCGTTATGAGATATTGTGTATTGATCTGGGTTTGCCCAGTCCCATTCTCCAACTCCCCAACTGTCTCCGGTTATTAAGATTTTTTTCATTGCGTGTAATACGCCTCGACTCTCTTCCACCATTGCTGGCGCCAGTGTTCAAAGTCGTCACCTTCTATTACAAACTCTTGGTACACAGGATCGTTTTTGAGATGGCCCATTTCGTCCACATCAGGCTTAACACACATCAAGACCACACCTTTGTTTATCGTGGTGCCATACACTTCATTGTGTGCTTCTGCATATGCACACATTTGCAACTTGTAGTCTTCAATCCACTCTTCTTTTTTGGGCTTGTTGGTTTGCTTGAAGTCCATGATTGCATGTTCACCATTGTGTACTCCAACTAGATCCGTTGTGCCAGCATATATGCCTGGAAAGTACATGGGAACTTCAACACCCCATACTTCGTCAACATTGCACATGCCTTCACGTATCACAGTTTCAGCCATTGCGTGGGATTGCCAACTAAACGGATTGTTACCACGCTCTTTGATAACACCATCAACACAATAGTTTTCCAAATAGGTGTGCATTCTTGTACCACGGTTGGCTGCTTCTGTGGTGATTGCTTGTGCTTTTTGCTCTCCCACTCGTCGTCGCCAGTTTGCAAGAGCTTCCATTTTCTCTTTGCTTTTGGTCTTGTCAAGTATAGTGGTAACACTGGGCACAGGTTGACCAGTAGGAGTTTTATAATGTCGTTTACCGTCAATATTGGTCCGCGACATAGATTTATATTTGAATTTTTCTATTAACATACAACTATTATACAGGATCTATAATAAAAGTCAAGTATTTTATGTAAGTTCGTTAGCCGAATTTGCCATGCCAGCTACTGTGTCTTGTGCTTGGTCAACAGTCATAGTATCAGCATCGCTTGCGTCTTGCCCAGCACCATTTAGTATGATTTCGTCATCCGTTACATTGACAATGATATTCTTGAGTGGATCTTCAGTAGCCAGTGTACGCAGTTGTGTGTCAGTAATGTTAACACCCATGTTGTGTGCCATGCTGAGAAATGCATTAATAGGCACTGACTTGCTGCTGTCAGCGTCGTCAGTGCGGCCTAGCAGATATTCTGCGAGTGCTGTAAGCTGTTGAGCAGACGGTTTGTCCGATCTTTCAGTAAACTCGCGAATCTGCATTTATCTGCGAGCTCTACCTAGGCTGTTTGATGCTGGCTCTTCGATATCAACATCAACTTCGACATCGTCGACTGCATCAACTGCATCAATTGGATCATCCGCCATTGGGTCAGCTGGAGTAGCAACTTCTTCAGCACCTGGGACAACAGGCTCTTGTCCTGTTAGTGTGCCTTGTGCAGTTTCCATGCCAACTTTGGCAGCTTGTATTGCATCAACTAGGCTAGCAAGTGCTCCACTAGCAGCATTGTTGAAAGCCTGCGATTCATTTGTGCCAACTGTACTTGAAATGCTTGCACTCAACGCAGGAAGGTCCTTAAACTGCATAGCAGTTACGTCTTCCAGCATGTCTTGGATTCTATCAACCATGTCTTGTGCAGCAAGTACGACCTGAGCCTGCTGTACTTCATTTTCAGTTAGATATGCACCGTTCATTTTTAGTTTTACATTTTCATTGCGTAGCTTGTTTAGGATTGAACCAGCGACTCGTTCGCCTGCGGCTTTTGATCCATATTTCTTAGCAGCACCTTTGGCAATCTTTTTAAAGTTTTTACCCGGCTTGCCAATGTCTTTGCCAGCGGCAGCTTTCTTTGCTGAATAATCGCCTTCGCCAAGATCAATATCACCTTTGTCAACTGCCATTTTAAACTGTGCAGCCGCTTGTGGGTTATTTGCAGTCCCGATAGTTTCGCCATCAGCTGTGATTTTCATTGCGCCAGTTTGTGGCTCAAGTTTCACATCAGCTTCGCGCATGGCAAGTCTTGCAGTAAGACCTCTTTCCATAACCAGCAGTTTTACAAAACCAGGATCGCGCTCACTGTTGTGTGTGCGATGCTCACTGATTAAACTGCGAACTTTTGTTAGCATGCTTTTTGCTGCCGAAGAAGCTATGTTTTCAAAGTCAATACTTTTACTAAAATAGCTCTCTAAAACTTTCTGCGACTGTTTAGTCTGCGGTGATTCTAGGTCGAATAGTTTCATTATCAAATCCTTTTTGCTGACAGTATTTAGCAACACTTAAACATTTATCAATTTGTTTTTTCAGTGACTGATGCTGATCTTTTGCAATATCCAGTCGATCGAGGGTGATCTCTCGTTGCATTTGTGTGATCTTTCTGCTGTTAATATAGTGACGATAGTGCATCATTTCACTTTGCTTGCGAGTTAATTGTCCTTCAAGAAAGATCAAATTGTTTGCATCAACTCTTTTTTGATATTTGTCAAATATACACCAAGCAAGTGCAAGACGGCAACTGTTGAAAGTAACTGCTAGTGTATCATATCTATAGATTTCATAATCTTGATCGTCTGTCTTGACTATTTCATAGTCAGCAAACGCCATGATGCTGTCACCTTCCCTAAAAATAGCGTTGGGATTGGTAGTTAGTATATTGTCAGCAATTTGTTGTAGTAATCGTGAGGCTTTTTTTGTTAACCGACCACGTATGTTATTATTAACCATCCAACTACTCCTAAAAGAGATGCAATTATTCCAGTGCCCCAGCCGATTAGCTGGTCATTTCTGCGTTGTGCCATTTTTTCGACCATAACATGCACTTGGTTAATTAGCATTTCTAAATGGTCAACTTTGGAATCCAAAGTTTCAATGTTTTTGGCCATTGCTTTATATCGCTCAGCGCATAAGTCAACGTGCGCTTCTAAACTCTTTTTCTCAATTGGTGTGGTATCAGACATTTTTTCTCTACATAAGTTCGTTAATAATATTTACCTAAAGTTTAAAAATCTTCGCTAATATCTTGTATTAACTTGAAATAAATGTTAGCATTGTCACCAGTTGATAGCATATAGGGCATTAAAAATCCTTCTTGGTATGTTTCATCGAGTCCAACAATCATTGGCACACCATGCACATCTTGTTTTAGTAGACCTAGAGGATCGTTGCCGTCATCAAAAATACCTTCATGTTCAATACCAAATGTAAATTGCCAGGCATTAACACCGTCCTCGCCGATAAGACGCGGCTCAACAACGTTTATGGCTTGTGTTTTCAGTCCTATACACTGTAAAATAGTTTCCCAGTTACGCTGTTGGTTGCGACTTCTATCCCATTCCTCAACAGTGCCAATGGTTTTTCCTACTGCATTTACAATAGGCTGTTGTAACTTTCGATAACTTTTTGTCCCAGTTGGAGTGCAATCAAATAATGTAACTACGTCAATCAGTTGTTGCATGCTTCAATCTCCAATATACCATTAGCTGGTCTAACATCTCGCTTAGTGCTTGATCTGTTTCACTGGCAGCCACAATCTCACTGACATGCGCCGCAATACTGTGAGGCTCGGGTGCTTTGCGTACCAGCTCTCGTTGTGTGCTGTTTGCAAGTCTGCGGTAAACAGTTTTGCCGCCGTCTGGGCTTTCGTATATCCACTGTGTATGTGCCATACTATTACTTAGCCACAAAAAAACCCCAGTTGCAATAACTAGGGTTTTAATGAATTATTCAGTAACTAAAATTAGTTAGTGAATGTAGCTGTAGCAGTAGTTGATCCGCCTGTGGCTGTGTCAAGTGTTGCTGTTGTCCAAGCTTCTGTTGGGTAAACAGCAATAGCAACTGTGTCTGTGCCTGTATCAGTGAATTCCATGATAGCAATAGTAGCTTTAGTCTGGATTGAATCGATACATGCTTTAGCAACGTCACCGTCTGTGGCAACAGTAGCTAGTGCGATTGTGAAAAAGTCGAGCTTAGGACCAGCTGGGTTAACTGTAGCAGCTGATGTTGGAAGGTTGATTGCACCTGAAGTGTATGATGCTGTATCAAGGTGTAGGACTGGTTTAAAGTCACCGTGTGTTCTTGTAAATGAAGCCATTTTGATTTCTCCTTATTAATGGTGGAACATTGTTCCTACTTTTATTTAGCCCGTTTAAGAGAAATTGGACGTGCGCAACCGTTCGTAGTATTCGTTCTGAAAACCCTTTTCGCGCATTTGCAACATCAGTCTGTCAGTGATTGTGTTTCTATCCGAAGGTACAATACGATCCCAGTTACTGGCTTGTCTGCGCAGTTGCACCAGTGGAGCAGGCAAATAGTCTTGCATTTCGCGCTGTAGCATCAACATCATGTAACTGTAATCACTGTTGTTCAATTCACCTTTGGCAATGGCTCTGAGATTACGCTTGAGGCGTAGCTCAGGCATGGTTATCTTTACATTTTGTTCAATGCGTTTGTCAAACTGTGACGGCTTTAGCAGTATGCAAAGCACATTGTATAGGTCTGGTTGGCTGGTACGGAAGCCATCAAAGTTTTGCAGTTTCATGATTTGACCTGCTTGACGTGCAGCATAAACAGGATCACTCTGTGCTAGTATTTGCAGTGCAAGCAACTGTTCAAATGCATATTCGCCAACCTTGCTCATTTTCAAACCGTTTAGCTGCTTGATCTGCTTCCACATACGGCTTTCGTCGAGCTCTTGGAATATGCTTTGCTCTACTACTTCCGCTGGAGTTTCTCGAACTTCCTCAACTACAACTGGTGCTTCAGTGATGGCTTGATCACCGTACTGTTCTTTGTAGAATTGAAACAGTGCTTTGTTATCCATCTTGGCAAATGTTCTTGCTACTTGCATTGCATAATAGCGTGGACTGTGTTTCAGTTTATCACCTTGTGCTACTAACATCCTGTGCAGTCTTGCGGCTGCTTGTTTGTAACTGCCGCCGTACACTTTAGGCATCATGTAGCGTTTGGCAATTGCAAAAGGTGAATCTTCTATAGCAAAAACCTGATTGCTAGTTTTAAAATCATCTTTGCGCATCACTGTTTTGGCAATTAGATCTAGTTCTTGATTATCGTCATCCCATACAAGTGCAAACGGCACATTGATATTGGTAACTGTGTCGCGCATCACTGCTTCACTGTCTGGACCAAGTTGTGCAATAGGTTTGGCCCAACGCTTGTATTCTTGTTTGAATAAACGTGTAAGTTCAGCAGGCATAATCTCACGATCGTTGCGCTCGTCATTGGCTCTATCCAAGAAGTGGCGTGTGAACTCTACGTCAATGCCAACTTTGCCAAACATTCTGTCTGCAAATGTTTCCAGTTGTTTGATGTCTACTGGAGTAACAGCCATTATGCGCCTCCTGGATTGTTTTGTGCAAAGTTAGCCTGTGAGAATCGCATTCTATCCACAAACTTCATGCCTGCGCCCACATACCCTTCGTGTCCAGGTTCGTCACCGATTGCAGCTTTTACGTCTTGATCCTGTGCATCCAGTTGACGCACCAAATCATTTTTAAGTTGACTGATGTTTATAAAACTGCTAAACAGTGCTGCAACACCACCTTTGTTTTCGTTCATCCATTCAATGATACGCGGGGCTTTGGTTTTTTCTTTGGCAGTTATCCAAGGACCAAAGTCCTTGACCATGTTGTTGTAGTTGCCTGCTCGTACTTTGCTGTTGATATACTGCTTTAGCAGTGCAGGAGTGTTGGTTATTTTTCTTGCTCTTAGATCGCCAGGGTTGAACAATGCGTCAATTTCTGGAGCGTAATTGGCATAGATATCTTGTATTTGCTTGACCAAATCATTGTTAAGTGCTATTGCACTGCCAGTGTCTTTCATTGTAGGATCAAGTATTAACACTCCTGGTGCTTTGTCCAGAATAGCACTGGTTGTAGGCTTTGCACTGCCGCCTGGCGCATCAATGGTTGTGTGTACTGCAACACCTGCTTCTGAAGAACCAATTGCTTTGCCCAGTGGCGTATCAGCACTGACTCTGTATGTTACTGTGTTTGGAGTAAACACATAATTGCCATTTTGTACCGGAGG